TACGAGGCGTAAACGTTTGATGCGGAAAACGCCGCCGATCTGGCCCGGGCCACGCGTCTGGGTCTCAACTACAACACTCTCGACGCCGTCGACCCCATCGACGACAAGGAGCAACCATGAGCAAAAAAACGCGACCACGTATTTACAACCGTGCCGGCCAGCAGGTGCCGGTACAGGACAAGACCTGGTACGCAGTGCACGCCAGCGGCGAAGCCGCCGAGCGAGTGATCGAAGTCTTTGTCTATGGCGAGATCGGCGGTTGGGGCATCACTGCCAATCAGTTCGTACAGGATCTGCGCGCCATGGATGACGGCGTCTCGCCGGTCATAGCCGCGTTCAACAGCATCGGCGGCGATCTGTTTGATGGGTTGGCCATGCACAACGCGCTGTCGCGCTTGGGCGAGCGTTGTACTGGTCGTATTGATGCCTTGGCGGCGAGTGCGGCCAGCGTCGCGGTATGCGGCGCGCACAAGGTAGTGATCGCGTCCAATGCCATGTTGATGATCCATAATCCCTGGACCTATGCGGCCGGGGATGCCGAAGACTTCCGCAAAGTCGCCGACGTCCTCGACCAGACGATGGAGGCGATCATCGCGGCCTACAAGGCCAAGGCGCCCGACATCGATGAGGCCGAGCTGCGGCGGCTGGTCGCCGCTGAAACCTGGCTCACTGCCAATGAGGCCGTGGCCTTGGGATTGGCTGATGAAGTCGGGGACGGAATCAAGGTCAAGGCCTGCCTCGGCCAGGGTGGCGTACTGCAGCGTTACCAGCATGCACCGGCCGAATTGCTGGCTCAACTCGACGAGCCACCCGAAGCGGATCCGGAGATGGATCCGGAGCCGGTCGATCCGCCATTGGTACCGCCTGTGGTCGACTCGGCCAAATTGGCATTGATGATCACTCAGCGTTGCGCGGAGGGCGGGATCAGTAACCTGGTAGCGCCGTTGCTCAACTCGACCCAGCTCGAAAGCGAAGAAATCGTCCTGGCCGGCCTCGCCCGTGCCAAAGCGGTTAATGATCTCTGCGTTGCGGCGCGATTGCCTGAGTTCAGTGCGGAATACGTCGCAGCTGGCTTGGATGCAGCGGCGGTACGAGCGCGCCTGTTTGACAAGATTGTCGGCAGTGGCAAGGGCTTTGAAATCGACAATACCTTGCCGCTCGACAACGACCCGGCACCGAAGGTGCTGGCGAAACAACCCGATCCCACTTCGATTTGGGCCTCGCGACAAGCCGCTCAATCTGGAACCGCGCACGGCGCGAAAGGAGCTAGACCATGACCATCAAAAAAGAGCCGATCCACGCGGGTGAGTTTCTCCTGTCCGAAGGGGCCGGGAACATTTCACGGGAAACGATCAACGTCGCCGCCGGCTCCGCGCTGAATCCGGGACAGGTCCTCGGTTTGGTTACTGCTACAGGTGAGTTCGCGCCGTATCAGCCAACCGCCCAAGACGGTACCCAGGCTGCCGTGGCGATCCTTTTCGGGCCGTTAGGCGAATCGGACGTGGTGCGCCGTGGTCGCGCGGTGGTGCGGTTGGCTGAAGTCAGTGAAGTGCATTTGACCGGGCTGGACAGCGAGGCTGAGAAAGATTTGGCCAGCCATTTCCTGATCGTACGTTAAGACCCTCAACCACTTTATCCAGCCCGCCTTGAGCGGGTTTTTTCATTTTTGGAGACTACCCATGGCCGACATCGCCATTTTTGACGACGAAGCGTTTACCGTGACCGCGCTGACTGCTGCACTCAACGATCAACCTTACCTGCCGGGCCGCATCAGTGGTCTGGGTCTGTTCCGAGAGGAAGGCATCACCACCCTGACGGTGCAGATCGAAAAGGACGGTGACACCTTGGCGCTGGTGCCTGCCGGTGAGCGGGGCAGTTCCGGCCTGGTGGTCGCGGCCAGCAAGCGCAGCTTAATTCCTTTCAATACCGTTCACCTGCCGGAACGTTTCACCATCAAGGCCGACGAGATCCAAGGTATTCGTGCCTTTGGTACCCGCACTGAGTTGCAGGCCGTACAAGACGTGGTCAATGCACGCCTGGCCAAAGCGCGTCGTCAGTTGGATGCGACGCACGAATTTCAGCGCATGGGCGCCCTCAATGGCCTGATCCTTGACGCCGATGGCCAGACGCCGCTGTTGAATATTTACGATCGCTTTGGCGTCGAGCGTCAGAAGTTGACTATGGGCCTGGCTGATCAGAACACGAAGCTCAGGGTTAAATGCATCGAAGCGCTGGACATGCAGGAGGATGCGCTCGGCAGTGTGACCAGTACCAGTTCCCGCGCCTTCTGCGGCAAGAACTTCTGGAACAAGCTGATCGTTCACAAATCGGTCGAAGAGACCTACCTCAACAGTCAGCAGGCGGCGGCCTTGCGTGGTGATGCCCGGGAGAGCTTCGAGTTTGGCGGCATTATCTGGGAACGCTACCGTGGCAAGGTCGCGGGTGTGTCGTTCGTCCACGACGACAAAGCGCTGCTGATTCCCGAAGGTGTGCCTGATCTGTACATCTCGGCGTTTGCACCGGCTGACTACATGGAGACGGTCAACACTCAGGGCATTCCGTACTACAGCATGATCGAGCCGCTGCCGTTCAACAAAGGTATGGCCGGCGAAGCCCAATCCAACCCGTTGCACCTGTGCACTCGACCTCGTGCGCAGATCCTCTTGGAACTCTGACCATGAGCTTTCGGGACCTGGTCGATGACATCGACAGCACCGTGTTCGACACCCTGGCTGACACTGGTTACATCGAAGGATGCGAGGTCCGGGGCATGTTCTCTGCCCCTTGGCTTCAGCCGCAGATGGGGCGGCTGAACACCGGCTTGCGGGAACCGCGCTTCGTCATTCGTGTGGCCGATGCCGACGGTGTGGACAAGGCGCAGACGGTGCGTATCGATTTGCCGGCGCTGGATGGCGGCGGCGTGTACACACTGGTCAATGTCGAACCCGGCGGGGATGGCCTGGTGGCGCTGATATTGAGGATGCAGGCATGAGTGTTGGGAGTTACTACAAGACATCCGCCAACAGCGCGATGATCACGCTGCAGCCTTCAGCCTCCCACCTTCAGGCCTTCCAGGAATTTGCCGCACGAGTGCCGAAAGCTGCAGCAAATGCCCAGCGGCGGGCGATCAACAAGACCCTGGGGTGGTTGCGCACCCAGATCGCGCGCACGGTCGGTAAACAGGAGCGCATCGCGGTGGCTGCAGTACGACAACGGCTGCGCAGCTACCCGGTCAAGGGCGATACCGGACAGGGCAAGCTCTGGTTCGGTATCAACCCCATCGAAGCCAGCCGCATCGGTCGACCTCGGCAGGGCAAGGCAGGCGTGTCGGTGGCCGGTCGTCGATACCGTGGTGCGTTCTTCAAAAGGGTTTACGGCAGTCGCGCTGATATCTGGATACGTACCGGCAGCAAGCAATTTTCTGCCGATGATTACCCAGACACTCACGCATCTGCCGGAGCGGGTCCCCGTTCTGGATGGATCTCGGAAAACGACAACCGATTCCCCTTGGCAAAAGCCAAGGTGTCGCTCGAAGACGTTCGTCCGCATTTCGAGTCATGGACCCGCCGTGCCAATGAGCGCCTGCTGGTGGTGCTCAAGCAGGAGTTGAATTTTGAACTGCAGAAATCTTTGAAGGGGAACTCGCGTGTCTGATCAGCCATTCAGCCTTGATCAACTTTACAGTGCTATCGAGCAACATCTGCGCGAGGCATTGCCGGCGGTGCAGTACGTCGCGACCTGTCCGGATATCCGGGATCGGGTGGCCCTGCCGGCGGTGTTTCTTGAGCTGGCCGAGTTGGAACCGGGTCGAGACATCGGTACTGGCGAGACGACGCTGGTGGCCAAGTTCGAAGCGCGGGTGATCGTGGCGCCGGAGCAGGCCCATCATCAACAGAAGGCCGCGCATTTGGCTGCGCAAATTGCCGTGTTGCTGCGCATGCAAAATTGGGGCTTGGCGGAAGAGCCTGCCGAGTTCATTCAGGCTTCGCAGGACTGGACCAAACCCGAACTGGATGGTTACACCGTCTGGGTCGTGGAATGGACGCAGCAGATCTACCTCGGTGAGATCGAATGGCCCTGGCCGGATGAGCCGCCCGGTACGCTGCTGTTCGCCATCCACCCGGGCGCGGTTGATCCTGACGCGCCGCTGGTGGCGCCGGAGGATGCATGAGTTACGCCGGCGCCGAGCATGACCGCATGCTGGCCGGGCTGGTGAAGCCGTGCTACGTCGTCGCTTTGGACCTGGCGGCGGTGCCGCCGGTGTGCCGGGTGTCGGATGGCGAATGGGTCAGCGCCTGGGTGCGCTGGCACAGCCTCGCCGCTGGCCAGGCGCGGCATTGGCGCGTGCCCAGCATGAACGAGCAGGGCGCGCTGATCAGTACCAGCGGTGACGTGTCACAAGGCACCTTTGTGCCGGGGCTTTACGGTAACGCGGGACCGGCCCCGGACACCCGCGACCATGTCGAGCGCTGGCTGTTCGAGGATGGTGGCTCGCTGACGTACGACTGGGAGGCCAAGCGTTACAGCATTGTCCTGCCGTCTGGCACCGTCGTGATTCAGGTCGCCGGCTCAGACCTGACCGTGGCGGATAACGCCGTGGTGGTGAATTCTGGGCATATCACCTTGGACGGTCCTGCGCTGCTCAAGGGTGACGTGCAGATCGAGGGCGACGTGCTGATCACGGGTGCGTTACGCGTATCGTCGGACATTCTCGGCGGCGGATCGATCATCGACACCGCCGGCAACACGTCGAACCACCAGCACTAAACGCAACCCTTTAACCAGCCCGCCGCGTGCGGGCTTTTTGTTACCTGGAGAACACTGTGGCCAATCCCACTACCCACAAGGCCGAGGCGGAAAGCCCGCGGCCGATCACTTACCAGGACAGCGCGTTCATGTCGCGGACCCTGATCATGACCAGCGGCCGACAGCACGCGGTGGCCGCCGGCAAAGTCACGGTCAGCAGTGCCGACGCCGAGGCGCTGGCGTTCCTCGACAGCGACCCGGCTTTCCAGCGCTTGCCGGAGTAACCCCATGATCGGAATGGACCGCCATACAGGGTTGCCGATCTCGGGTATCGAGCATTTGCGCCAGTCCATTGCCGACATCCTCGGCACGCCGCTGGGCTCACGGGTGATGTTGCCCGAGTACGGCAGCAAGGTGCGCCGTTTCGTCGACCTGCCGGTTAACGCCGGTTGGAAAAGCGCGGTGCAGGCCGAGGCGGCCCGCGCCCTGGGGCGCTGGGAAAAACGCCTGACGCTGGAAAGTATCCAGGTGATCGCGGTGCTGGATGGACAGGTGCGCTTTCGTTTGCGCGGCACCTTCAACGATTTGCAGATTGAAACAGAGGTGGACGCATGAGCACTCTGGACCTGGCCAGCCTGCCGGCGCCGACCGTGATCGAGGTGCTGAGCTTTGAAGAGTATTACCAGCAGGCGTTGACCGAGTTTCGCGCGCTGATGGGTGCCAACTGGACCGCCGCCCTGGAGTCGGACCCGGTGGTCAAAATTCTGGAGCGGGCCGCCTATGAAAAGCTGATGACCCGGGCGCGGATCAATGACGCGGCCAAGGCGCAGCTGGTGGCTTATGCGCGCGGGCCCGACCTCGATCACCTGGCGGCCAACTACAACGTCGAGCGCCTGACCGTGATCGAGGCCGACCCCATGGCCGTGCCGCCGATCGAGGCGCAGTACGAGGAAGACGATTCGCTGATGGAGCGGGTACTGCTGGCGTTTGAGGGCATGGCCGTGGCGGGGCCGAGCGGCGCCTATGAGTTTCACGCGCTGTCGGCCGATGGTCGGGTGGCCGATGCCAAGGCCAGCAGCCCGAGCCCGGCCACGGTGCTGGTAAGCATCCTCAACCGGCTCAATGGCGGCGTCGCCACCGCAGACCTGTTGAACAAGGTCCGCATCGCGCTGAGCGACGAGACCATTCGCCCGGTCGGCGATCGGGTGATTGTGCAGTCGGCCGAGCTGATCGATTACGAAATTGAGGCGGTGCTGTACCTGTACCCGGGGCCGGAAAACGAACTGAGTCTGATCGAGGCCAACGCGTCCAAGAACCGCTACATCAACACCCAGCGCCGTTTGGGTCGGGACATTCGGCGCTCGGCGATCCATGCCGCGCTGCATGTGTCGCGGGTGCAGCGGGTCGAGTTGATTAAGCCGGCGGCGGATATGGTGATCGCCGATCACCAGGCGGCCAACTGCATCAGCTCGCTGGTGACGATCGGGGGCACCGATGAATGATGCCAGCCTGTTGCCGTCCAACCGCACGCCGCTGGAGCAGGCCCTGGCGCAAGTGGGCCTGGAACACCCGGGCCTGGCAGACGTGCTGCGTGACACCAAGTCGCCGGAAAATTGCTCGGCGAACATGCTGCCCTGGCTGGCCATTGAACGCAGCGTGGACCGCTGGGACCCGGAGTGGTCGGAGGACATCAAGCGCAAGGCGGTACGTGCCTCGTTCGAGATTCACAAGCGCAAGGGCACGATTGCGGCGCTGCGCCAGGTGGTCGAGCCGTTCGCCGACATCATCGAAATTGCCGAGTGGTGGCAGCTGGAACCGATGGGGCCGCCGGGCACCTTTAGCCTCGGCCTGGCGTTGCTCGATACCGGCCTGAGCGATCGCGGGATTGC